CCCGGTCAACCCGGATACCTTGACTGTCACAGCAAAGCTGGAGCCGTTGATGACGATGTAAGGCTTTTGAATGGCCGGGACGTTGATCGTGCCCGCAGCAGACACCGCGCCAGCAGAAATGTTTAAACACAGCGCCCGAGCATCCTGAGCCGCGTTGGTGTTGGAGAGCGTCAGCGTGCAGACGTTGGCCACGAAGTCGCCGGAGTCCAGAGTGGCCATGCCCACAATGGCCTGCTCAATGGCGGTACCAATGTTGCCGTTGGTCGTCGTGCCCCAAGTGCCTGACTGTTCACCGTTGCCGATCAGCTCAAACTTTAGGTTGGAGAAGGTGCTTGACATGATTATCCTTTCGCCTCAAGGGCGGCTAACCGGGCTTCGAGTGCGACAACACGCTCGGCCAATTTTACAGCGGCGACCAGCGCAGCGTTACCGTATGCGACGGACAATTGGCCTTCGTCGCTTTCCATTACTGCGTACTCAAGAATCTTTTGCAGGGACTGGGCTGACACGCCAACCTGCGTTGAAACTTGGTCTGTTCGGTCGTAGATGCCGTGTTTGACTTCAGCAAGTCGTTCAATAAAGTCCGGGCGCAAATCACGCCAGTTTGTTTTGACCCGTTCATCCGAATAGGCGGTAATGTTATTTGCCATTGTCAAAGCGCCAACACTTGACATGGAAAAAGCGTTTGAGGTGGCCGACCATCCACCAATCACAAAGTTGTTGGCGGTACTTAGCCCCATATTGATAGCAAACGCTGCTACACGGTGGAACGATATTGCCGCCACTGTAGAGCTTGATCCTCTTACCGAAAGAGACCCTGTATCGTTTGCCGCATTGATGTCCGTGCTGGCGCTGCTTGCCCCAGCGATAAGCCCGGTCATGGTGCCGCCAGCTAAAGCCAAGTTGCCAGAAGCTGTGCCTGTCAAAGTTGCAGTGATTGTCCCCGCGCTAAAGTTACCCGAGGCGTCTCTCTGAACAATTGCCGAGGCAGTATTTGCGTTGGTGGCCGTAAGCCAAGATGGAGCGGCAGCGCCATTTGAGCGCAGCACCTGCCCAGAAGTACCAGCAGCTAATTGAACCGTTGTGCCCGCCGCAGATTGGTAAGGGACTGTACCTGCGCTGCCGCCCGCCAAGTTGGTTGCCGTAGTAGCTGATGTTGCACTTGTTGCACTGGTGGCGGTGCTGGCATTTCCGCTCAAAGCTGCTGTGATCGTGCCCGCAGTGAAGTTACCCGAGGCATCTCGGGCCACGATGGTCGAGGCGGTGTTTGCGTAGCTTGTGCCCGTCAAGTATGTGCCAAACGTCAGGGTGGCCAAGTTGCTGCCCAGCGCGATACCCGAGATCGTGCCAGCGCTCCATGTGAAAGCAGAGCCGTTCCAGTTCAGGACTTGGTTGGATGCTGTTGGGGCGGTAATGAAATTTGAGATGCCCGCGCTGGTCTGGTACGCGATCCGGTTGGCCGCACCGCCTGCAAGGTTGGTCGCTGTGGTTGCGCTCGTTGCTGCACCGCTCAATGTGGCGGTGATGGTTCCTGCGCTGAAGTTGCCCGAGGCATCCCGTGCAACGACCTTGGAAGCGGTGTTTGCGTCCGTGGCATCCACTGCAAAGGTACGAGCTGCGGAGCCGTTGTACGTGCCGCCAGAAGTCAGGAAGCTGCCTGCCGTCAGTGCGTTGGCCACAGAGCCAGCCGAGCCTGTGATGTTGCCCGATACCGCTGCGCCTGAGATGGCAATGGCCGTAGGGGTGACGCTCGTAACCTGACCCTGTGCATTTGTGACAAACACCGGGACGGAGGATGCAGAGCCGTACGTGCCCGCAGTGCCGATGTTGGCAATGTTGAAGGTGTAGGTTGGTGACTCGCTCAGGCCCGTGCCAGCCGTGTAGGTGATCGGCGCAGAGAACTGCTGGAAAACAATGGCCGTTGTGCCAATGGTGATGGGCGGTGGAGTCTGCTGCACCCAAGCGGTGTTGACGTTGGCTGTGCCGCTGGTCACCAAGAAGAAGTCACCCTCGTCGATCTCGTTAACGCCCGTCCCGACAGAATCAAAGTCTGTGGCTCGGGTTAGGATGTAAGGCGTTCCAGCAGAACCCACCTGCGTAACGGTGTAAACACCATTATTGGCCCCCGCCACTTCGTTCTTGACCAGTATTCGTTCTGTGGCAGTCGTAAGGGTTGAGTCCACAGACAGAGCGCCGTTGGCATTGCCGGTCAGTGTTGCGCCAACCCCAGATGTGCCGTTGTTGTACGTGTTTGCTGGCAGTGCTGCCGTGGTGGCCAAGTTCACCGCTTCGTGGAAGTGGATGCCCGATGCAATGGCGTCAGCATACTGCTTGTTGACGATATCGGTGTTGTTGACCGGGGTTGTAGCAACCGTGCCCGCCGTGATGTTGGCAGTAGAGATGTTGGCTGTGCTGGTCCCCAGAGTCCCAATGTCCAGCGTGGTGACGGCAGAACCCGCTGCGTCTAGATACACCGCACGCGACGAGGGGTAGGTGACAAACACATCCTTGGAGCCAGCGCCAAAGTTCACCAACGAGCCAGCGTTGCTGGACGATACCACCGTGGTCCGGGACAGGGTTGTGCCCGAGGATGTGTAGGTTCCAACACCCACCTCCCAAGCGCCAGATGTTGCATCCACGATGGCGTAGAAGGTCTGGTTGCCGTCACCAATGACCACAAAAGACTGGAACCCTGCGGCTGCGCCAGCCAACGTGACCGTACCCGTTCCCGTGGTTGTGGTCGTTTCTTTGACGCGATCTTTGAGTACCAATGCCATTTTTGTTCCTTACGACGGTAGTTGAGTCCAACCGGGGGACTGCGCATCGTTCACAGCAGTCCAGCCGCTACCTTGGGTATTGGTGATATTTTGCCAGTTCGGGGTCTGGCTGTCGTCAATTACCGCCCAGACCAACGCTCCGCCGATACTGATGATTAGCTGTACGCCTGTTGGATAGACGTTGGCCGTCTTGATGACGCTAAAAGCGCTCAGGGCGCTGACAACTTCTGCAATCGACGCATTCACGCTGATCTGCGTCACTTGAGTTGCTGTACCCGTAGCGCTCTCTGCAATGGCCACAGAAACCGACAGACCTCTAGTCATGGTGTCAGTGCCAGTGGCTGTCTCAGCTTGTGCTGCCAAGAACGTACCGATGGCCGACTGTGCATCTGCGGCTGAAGCGCTCTCTGCCCGAGAGGCCAAGAATGTCCCAATGACTGTCTGCGCGTCAGTGGCTCCGGCCTGCTCCAGCATGCTGGCTACCATGGTAGCAATCACCGACTGCACGTTGGCTGCGGTGGCAGTCTCTGCCTGCGTGGCCACCATTGTGGCAATCACGGACTGGGTTTCTTGGGCTGCGGAGAACTCCGCCATGATGCCGCCCCGCACAACACTTGAAACCGCAAACAACGCATCCGCTGTGGCAGTCTCCGAAGCGGAGACGGAAAACGTGTTCCCGCCTAAAGAGGCGAAGGGTGCTTGGGCAAAAGTGACATCACCAAACACCGCACATCCCGTTAGGCTGCGTCGAGCGAGAAGGAATACGTGACGTTCAGCGTGTCGCCGTTGTCCACAGTCTTGTCGCCGCCAGTGAAGTCACCAGCCGAGAACAAGATGCCGGATGTGCCGCTGCTCACGCTGGACAGAAATGCACCAGCAACCACGGTGGCGTTCACCAGCATGGCAAATGAGGCGGGAGATGCGGAGTTGGTGATGACCGATGGATCAGCCGTGGTGGCTGTACCAAATGTCGCTGTCTTGCGGTTGCCAGTGTAGGCTGTACCGGGCACCAGCTCTGTCCAACCTGCGTGCGAGGCCAGCGTGTCAGCAGCAGCAAAGGTAGTGCCGGAGCCGGGGCCTTGGACTAGACCCAAGAACCAAGAAGCTGTGTAGCCTGAGCCCACGAAGTACTTGCTGTTCATGTCTTGCAAGCCTTGGTTGACCACGAGGTTGTGGAAGGTGTCAGACCACTTCTCTTGGCCATCCGCGCCTACGCAAGTGACGGTGAACACACCGCCAGCGCCAACACGTTCACCGCCTGTGCGTTGAGTGATCATGCCTGCTGTAACGCTGTCTGAGGCTTTGCTGTGTTCCATGATGTGTCCTTACGAGATGCGCACGATGGCGCTGTTGGCATCGGCAGTTGGGAAAATGATTTGAAAAGTGTCGTTGCTCACGGTCTTGTCTGCGCCGAAGTCCAGAACAGCCACGGACTTGTTGCCCTCGGTGCTGTTGTAGATCAAAGCACCACGGGCCGTGAATGTGGCGCTTGTCCACGAAGAGTTGGCAAAGCTGAAGAAGGCAGTTGGCACGTTGGCGCTGTTGTTTGCAGCCACAGGAGTGGTTGTGATGGTCAACGTGTTGCCGCCAGCCGTGTAGCCAGTACCAACAACCTCGCCAGATGTTGTGTAAACAGCAGTGGAGCCGTCTAATGTGGCGGCACCGGTGTACAGCGCGATCTTGAACGTGTCGGGCGATGTGGGGCCAAAGTTGTGGATGCCCTGCGGCAACTGAACCTTGAACGATGTAGTTGCGGTTTGCGCGATTGTCATGACACTTTGATCCTTGTCTGGCCGTCACGGTATGTGTCGGTGCGTTGTTTGCCGTCACCCAAGTTCTTGAGCAGTGCAATTGCTTGCATGTACATGTCTTGGTACAACTTCACCATGTCGGCCTCGCCCTTCATGAAGCGAATGGCCTCAATCAAAGAGCCATTGAGCAGAGCAGAATCAAAGTTCTCGCCCAACCACGTTTCCCCTGCGGTCACGATGGACTCGGGGTAATAATAGTAATGCAGCTCAGCAGCGTAGCTGGCATCTGGCGTTGGACCCAAGATGAACGTCAGCTCGTTTACATCGCTCGACTGGGGGCCGAAGATGGCGTAGTGCTTGGGCTTCCCGGTGGTGGCTGGGTTAGGGTACGCCTGACGGATGAAGTTCACATCCTTGTCCAGCAGATACTCGTAGTTTCCACCCGCCACCGGGTAAATGGCCAACGAGTACACCGACAGAAAATCATCCGGAGCAGCCAGATACTTATTGCTTGCAGTCAACGTGCCAGTGACGTTCTTGCGCAAGTTGGCCAACTGCACCGTGTTGTAGATTTTCTGTTCCGCCTGCTGTGTAAACATGGCGTACTGATCCGCTGTGAACTCGTTTTCACAGATGTCAGCAATGTTGGTCTTCAGCTCGGCGTAGTTCATGTCTTATGCCATCGGGCCTCGGGCAATGGTGCCCTTGGTAGCGCAGCCGTTACCACGGGTTTTGATACCGGTGGTCTTGACGTTATCCGCACCGGGATCGTTGGTGCTCACGCGGGGCGTGGCCGTGTACCGTGTCATCTTGTTTGCGGCCAAGGTGTTGGGGTCTTGCATGACCTTCATGCCCGTACCTGCTTTGCCGTCCATGGTGTGCGGCTTGGCATAGACGCTGGCATCACCAACCTCTTTGCCCATCATCTTTTTGCTGAAGGTTGCCATGTCATTTCCCCTTGGGTGCAGACGATACGCGCTGATTCATGACCTTGGCCATGCCGCGTCCGTATTCTTTCATCTGCAGGTTGGTCTTGCCACCCTTGGCAAGCTTGGTCGGCTTTTTACCGGGGTGCATATTTGCCTCATGTTTATGCACTGCTT